CACCTGTGGCAACAGCACTACCTGCCATCGCACCTTGTGATCGTGCTCCAGCGTCCGCCGCGATACACTCGGCGCTTACACCTCCGCTCTTTCCCAGTTCACCTATTTCACCTCCCATGTTGCGGAAACCTTCCATGGTGTATTGATCACTACGGTGCTCATCTCTTTTCTCAGATCCGCCACCTAAGAATCCTCTCTTTTCTTTATCAAGACTCAGTGATTTATGAGACTCTAGAATAGCAGGATCATTTGCTTTATATTCAATTGTATATCCATCCTTACCTGCCTCTATCTTGTATGAGGAATACGGAGTGCCGCGTGGGATGTTAATAGTCGGAACCTGAACTGTATTAGGTTCTCGTCTAACCAAATGTCCCAACACACCAATGTGTGCGATTGCTACTATGCTACCAACACTAATGGCAGTCCACTTGAGGTAAGGTTTCATATCACATTTTATATGGAGGTTGTTCTGAGTCTGTAACGATTTTGATTGGGCCTTGCTCGACTCTAATTGTTTGAGCAGGTGCTGTTTCTTTTGCCGCAGCAATAAGTCTCTCAAGATCTGCCTTGGTAATACTACCAACACCACCAGCAGCGGCACCATTAGCACCGTTCATCTTCATAGTGCCATCACCAGACTTCTTCGCCGTCTGAACCCCGAACGTGGCTAAAACTCCCGTGAAGACACTGGCTATAAAAGTCGGATCGATCTTTTGCTGTGGCAATCCAGGGATAGTCACATAGTTAAGGGTAAGAATACCACCACTCCAAACTAAGATACCTAATCTAACAAGTGTGCTGAGGACTGCCAACTGTTCATCAGCGTCCTCAACTTTATCTTTTAATCTACCAAGAGGGCCTTTCTTTTTAGTTTCTTCCTTCTTTACTTCTTCAGGCATAAGTCACCAGCATGGCGACTTTATTTAGACATGTAACCCTGTTCAAGCAACCATTTTTCAGTAAGAGGTGTAGGTTTATAAACTTCCCACATCTTCTTAGGCCCAGCACATGCTCTCAAACCCTCCTTTGTCATAGTGTCAGAGAACGCTGCAAACATTGCCTCTGCCTCATAAGGGGCAGCGTTATCAGGATAAGTTTTCTCCGCACCTCTTGCAATCCAGTCAGGAACTACACCATCTTGAAGAACAACAGCAGTAAAGGTATTATCAAGTGTTCCAGCCATGCAATCTTGCACAATATGCCATCCTTCGTGACGAAGAACTTTAAGCATCATTGTGACATTATCAAGATATCGAGTATTCAGGAACATATCATTTTCTTTTACTGAATATAATCCCCGCGTCATCATTGCAAAATATTTTTCGTCGCCAAGGTAAACATTGACACCAATGCGACTCAGACTCGTAAGAATATCAGTAATCTCTTCTTTATAGGGTTCATAATCATCACCTAAACTTCTCCAAGTTTTTACTTGGCGAACATCTTCAGTGCATTCACGCATCATCATACAACCCATAGAGTCAAATGAACGCCAGCGTTTTACTTTAGATTCATCTGCAATAGCAGGAGCAGTCAGTGCTGCTGCCATAAGCATAATAAAAATTTTCTTCATGAATAATAATTAGAAAGGGATAACACTACCAGTGGTAGTTGGAAGTGCTTGAGGAAGTTCAGCATCAAGTGCTGTTGGTAGAGAATCTAAAACTTTTTCGCCAATAAATGAAGCAAGTTTTGATTCAAAATTCTCAATAAAAACACCTCTATTGAGATAAAGATAACCTCCACCACCAATAATAGCAGAGGTTCCTAAGAATGACAGTAATGCTAATACATTAATTACTTTTTGCATAATATGCCTTGTAATATTGAACTATGCCAGCAGTATGCATGTTGCCTTGGGATACCCAATCATTAACACATTCATAGATGGACTGGCCCGAGTATTTAGGAACCACTCCATCCATTTCACCTCCATATTTGGATAATAGAATTTTAAGTGCCTGCTCACGTACTTTCATTTTCTGATCGCTGTAGCGCCAATCATCGATGGACATTTTCGGAACCGCCTTGAAAATTTTCTGAACCACCAATATGATTTAGTTGAATAGTGGTATTACCGTTTTGGGTGGCAATGTCATACATTTTTTGATGCATTACATGATCCCCCACTGTCTCCTTTTTAAATGAATCTATGGCAGTGTATGGTGCGTAAAGAGGGCCTTGATAGTTTCCAGCAAACTCTTCTTTTTTAGATGTAAGAGGTTGTCCATAGGGACTCATAAACCACTCATCTAAAACATTTGGATTGGGTACAGGAACACCTGTATAATAGTTTAAAGCGTCTTGTTTGAATGCTTCACTTTCACAGTCTACAGTCTGTTCATCAATAGCACATTCAATGTCTTTTTCAGATGGTTTTTTGAAAAGATTTTTGATGAGTTTAAGCATTAAAAAAGGAGCAACGCTGTGCTCCAATGATACTGTTTTATATAGTTTATGTCAAGACGGTGACGGTACGAAAACTGGTGTCATCAGTCCTCCGTCTGGAGGCCCATTATCATCGTCTTCAGTTTCAACAAAGAGTAGCATGAAAAAAAGTGGTGTCAATAAAAAAATTATTGTTTGTCCCCATTCTAAACTCATGAGTTTTTTGCTGCAGCGGCAATTGGGATTAGCAACAGCACTGCTACTGCTATAAATCCCATCACCAAATACCAGGGATAAGTTGTCCTGTTGCTGCATAGGATCCCAATGCGGCGACGATGCCGATCATTGCTGCCCAACCATTAATACGTTCTGCTCTTTCAGTCATTTTTAGCTCCTGTAGTATAGGTAAAATTTAGTGTGATTTGAAATGTTTTTGAATTACTTCAATACGTTCCTCCTCATGTGCAATTATATCAAGTTGTTCTTGAATTGCACCTAGGACATCTGGATGTTCTCCAATACCTACCGGATTGTGTAGATAAACTTCGATATTTACTTTTGCCTTTTCAATTTTGCCAATGGCATCATCGTGAAGGGCATCAATAATTTTTTTACGGAGATCGCAAGACATTAGTAAAGTTCCTCCTCTGCTTCTGTTTTGATAGTGCAATCACTGGTGGGATATGAAACACAAAGTAGAGCAAAGCCTCCTTCAATTTGATCATCATCTAAAAATGATTGTTCTTCTTGATTAACTGTACCGGAAAGAATTTTACCAGCACAGGAAGAACAAGCACCAGCACGGCAGGAATAAGGAAGATCGATACCTGCTTCTTCAGCAGCATCCAGAATATAGGTTTCTTCATCACAGGTAAAGGTTTCTACACCCTCTGCGGTTTGAAGAGTAATATTGTATGCCATTAATTCTATCTTGACTTAGGCTAAGTATATAGAAAGTTTGATACTCTGTCAAGTATCATCCAGTAACTTCTAGATAGAATTTAGTTTGATCTGTTAGCGTATTCTCATAAGTTGAAGAATCGCCATACGTTTTATGATCCTTGTATCCAATCTGTGCTCCCTTGGTGCGTTGTAATGCAGACATGAAAGCAATGAACAAGAACACACTAGGTGCTCCGATAATAAGTGCTGCTCCAAAAATGTATCCTGCAAGGAATTCAATAATGGTATGATTAGCAGCCCAGGCAAACTCAGTTTGCGTCAAAAGTTCAATCATGAAGGTTTAATAGATGTTCAAAGAATAGGACAAAAGGACAAGAAATGCAACCTCAAATAAGTCCGAAGAAAAGATTTCCTGTGAGTGCATAAGAAAACACTCCAAAGAAAAAACCAATCATCGCTGCACGTCCGTTCAGTTTTTCTGCACGTTCTGCATAAGTCTCATAACCATAACGCTCAGCATCAGTCTGGGAAATATACATACGGGGTTCGGTAGCCCACAGGTTAGTGCGTCCACCATCTTCAGTTGTCACAGAATTGGAGCGTGTTACAGTCATTTACTTTGTGTTGCATAACTTTACATATTATATAGTATATTTAAAGTTTTGTCAACACCTTTTTTCTTAAGATTTCCACTTTTCTTTAGATTTCAGTAGTCTGAGAGCATTGATTCACAAGTTTCTGGGTTTTCTCTACAGAATTGTCGGACATATCCATGCACATCTGCCTCCATAGCGCGATGAGTATGTTCGTGTAGAACTCCTATAAAAATAAAAATACCTACCAGCATTAAATTAAAATGAGTAACTGGTGAAAGCAAGATCTTTTTCATAAAAAAAGGGGTGCCGTCGCACCCCAGTATAGCATCTAGATATTGATTGTCTACTTAGATCAGAAGTTGTACTTCAGACCCAACTTACCACCTACACCGAAATCATCATCGTCTTCTGCAGTCAGGAAGGAAACTTCACCATAAACGCCGATTGCATCGGAAACTGGAAGTCCGAGTCCTGCCTTACCAGAGAACTGGGTGTCAGACTCTTCGCCGTCAACAGAAACGACAGCTGGGCCTGCTTGAACATAGTAGGAAGCAGAACCTGCTTCACCCTCATAGCCCACATGAATATCAGTAGTAGCTCCGGTGTAGTCGTCTCCAGTCCAACCTGCGTTGGCCTCAACGTTTACATAGGGACCTGCAAGGGCAGGTGCTGCCAAGAAGGGAGCAGCGGCAGCAAGTGCGATTGCGGATTTGATCATTGTTTTAAGTACCTCGTAAAAAATGTGTGTATCCTTTCGTAAATAGACAAAAGGTTAAGTATTTATACTAACAGAACTTTAAAATTCTGTCAATCGGTTGTGTTTTCCGCACTTTTTGCAGCAGCAACAGCAGCAGAATTTTCTGTGATTCTACCCAAATATGGATCATAGTCCATTTGATCTTTGATACTCATCCTAGCGCCGTTAGTAATCCAATAATTTAGTTGTGCTTTGTAATTGCCGACGTGGAAAGCATCAATGTGTTCGGGATGAATAGTTGATCCCAGTTCAGTTCTATAAAGAAGAAGTGGAATCGAGTAAGTATTACCAGAGTTGTAGATTAAATCATCTGCAACTGGACGCGGTTTAACTCCGTTATCGAGTTTGAATTTATCGCCGCGTACATGATAGTGTAGCAGTT